TTACCGGCTTCAACGGCATTAATACAAACGTCATGCAGACTGGATTCGGAATTCAGCAGGCTATTAACGCTGATACCATCGCCAACATGCAGAATACAAATGCATTACAGGCACAGTTAGCTAATTGTTGCTGCGAAACCCGTGAAGCGATTCAGGGTGTAAACTACAACATGGCTACCAACACATGTGCTCTTCAGAATACGATGAACAGCAACACCAGAGATATTATCGACAGCCAGAACGCCGGTACAAGAGCTATCCTCGACTACCTGTGCAACGAGAAGATCGCTTCTCTCCAGGCTGAAAATAACGATCTCAGACATGCTGCATCTCAGGATCGTCAGAGCGCACTGCTCACAACTGCAATGTCTGCACAGACTCAGCAGCTTATCAATGCAATCAATCCGGCGCCGATTCCGGCGTTCCAGGTGCCGGCACCGTATGCATACGGCGGATGCGGAACCTACAACACGGGTTGTTGCTAGAAACTCACCCTTAGTGGTTGACTAATTCTAAGAGGTGGGTTTCGGCTCACCTCTTATTTTGAACTTCTTTTCTCTCGATGTATTCATTGATTGCATTGTTTACGATTTTGCAAATGCGATTGCGGTAAAATTAAAGCAGTAAATGCCGATAGTCTATTAAGCGGACGCTCATTGTCATGTGGTTGTTTACAAAAAGCTATACTTTCCGAAAGAGAAACTACTCACGGAATGACGCACACAAGGATATACAATATTTATCACAACATGAAGAACAGATGCTATAACCTAAATGATCGTAGGTACAAGGATTACGGTGGTCGTGGAATCAATATATGCCCTGAATGGCTAGGAGAACATGGATTTGATAATTTCTACAATTGGTCTATAAAGAATGGCTACACTGATAGTTTAACGATTGACCGTATCAATGTAAATGGAAATTACGAACCAAACAATTGCCGGTGGTCAACTAACGCAGAACAAGCAAATAATAAAAGGAACAGCATATATTTCACTTTCTTTGGAATCACAAAAAATCTAAAAGAGTGGTGCGATATTATAGGAGAAAATTACGGAAAGATGTACGGAAGATATCATAGAGGATATGAAACTTTTAGGGGAAAAGATATTAACAAAATCGAGCAGTACTTAAAGAATGGAGGTAAATAAAATGAGTTGCAAGAATGTATGTTCGCTTTGTTCGAAACTGATTCTGTCAACGTCTGTATCGTTTACTGGTGGAAACCTTGTAATCACACTTCCGGCAGGCAATTATAGCAATGGAGAAAAATATTGCATTGTGATTGCACAAAGTATACCAACAACCACTACGATTGCCGCCCCGGTAATGATTCAGATAGGAACGGGAACAACCCTATATCCATTACAGAATCGTTGTTGTGCACAGGTTACAGCTTGTGGCGTAAGAACCAGAACAAAATACGCAACCAGAGTAGCTACAAGTGCAACTGGCGGAGTATTCAAGATGTTAGGAAATCCGGCTTGTAGTCCGAGTAACAATTTGACAGCAATTGATGGTACAGCCCCAACGACAGACACACCTGTTACACAGGCTGTCAGAAAGGGGGCAATGTAATGCATAAAGTTGCAATGGAAATGGGAAAATGGGCTATGGAAAAAGCCAAAACACATGGCTTCGACAATCTCAGTGCTCAAGACTGGGACGATCTGAAAGACTGCATGGAATCCGTAAAGTGTGCGATTTGTGCAGATAAAGATTATAGAATCGTAGAAGCTATGGACGAATGCGAACAGGAAGAGAAGTATCTTGGACGCATGGGATATGACCGGTATCGGTATGCAGATGGAAGATTTGCGCCGAAGGGCCGCGGACATCGCATGGGATATCGCCCGTATCTGTACATGGGAGAGGACGATTGGATGAATGAATATACCCATAATCCAGACTTTATGAAACCAGGTTATACGGAAAGCGGAAAAATGGATTCCAGACATGGAAGATCCTATGATCGTTTTGACGAGAACCGCAGATTTTATCATGAGTCCGGAGACGCTGCCACAAAGAAGCGTATGGAGGATTCTATAAAGGACGTGTTCGACGATATGGAAAGCATGGTTCAGGACGTATGGAAAGATATGACACCTGAGCAGAAGACTCAGTATCGCGCCAAAATGACCCAGCTCGTTCAGAAAATGCAGTGAGTAAATAGAAAGCCTGTGCTATAAAATAGCATGGGCTTTTTTCAAAGGAGTGATCCATCTGATAAGGAAATTTGAGATAAATGGAAATGAGTGGTTTGTAAAATGGGTATCGCCGGAGAACCCCATATTGATTGACCGAACTGGAAGCTGGACACTTGGTGTAACTGATCCTTCGCAAAATACTGTATTTTTATCGGATGAATTGTCTGGAAACTTATTATTGAGGGTGCTCCTTCACGAGATGACACATGTCACGTTATGGGAATATCGTATTCTTGACTCGATAAAACTGTACAGCAAACCCGAATACTCGATAGAAATGGAAGAACTTATATGTAATGTGGTAGCAGACTATGCACAGCATATATTTTTTGATACGTACAGGCTTTTAGGCGGGAAAGCAATATTTTATATGCCGGGAATCATAGAAAGGTTGGTAGCTTAATGAGAAGCAACTCAAGACAAAGACAAGATGTGTACTTTTCCGAAATTAAAGAAACACTTGACGAGATAGACACGGTACAAGAATATACAAAACCAGTGCTGCAACGAATGACGGTATCTTCCACATCTGGAACCCCGGAAGAGATATCAGCTGGAATTGTGCCGACATATGACCGCTATCTGATATTCTGGAAATCCAGGTGGAATAAATTCAAGCCAAAAGAGGGATGGGTACTGTGGATTGACGTAGCCCCGGAGTTGAACGAGGACGGAGATCTCCAGCTTGATGATAATGGACTTCCAACGGTTCTACCAGATTACAGACTGGACAAGATAATCGATACAAAGAAGGGCGCAATTGCCCGATATGGAATCATTAAAATTGGAGGGCACGATGGCGAGGAAGATTAAATGCACATTATCAGCAAGTGGGCTTGAAGAGATGAGGAATCAAATTCTGGCATATAGCAATGACTTGCAAAGAAAATGTCAAATACTTGTAAGCAAGCTCAGTAAGCTGGGTCTCGACGTGGTGAGACAGACAATGGAAAGCATTCCCAGTGAAGAAAAAGGTTCATATCATACAGAAGTCATAAATGCAAGTAACGGAGATATTATTGGAGCAGCAATACGACTTTCTGGAGATAAGGTGCTGTTTCTGGAGTTCTCAGCCGGTATAACCTACGGAACAAAGGATTATCCACTCCCCAGCGGAAATGGATATGGAATGGGAACATACCCAGGTAAAGGGCATTGGGATTCTCCGTACGGATGGTGGTGGATTGATGAAAATGGAGAGAAGCACCACTCTTATGGTAACCGGGCGTATATGCCGATGTATCATGCCGAGGAAGCGATCGTGATACAAGTCAGAGAAGTCGCAAAAGAAGTGTTTGGAGGATAAGGGAAATGGATGCATTAAAAGTTCCTGTAGCGGAAGTTTTTGAAAATTGGGGAAAAGAAATTCAGCCTATTGTGGGTAAAGGGAATTATTCCATGGAGCCTAGTGAGACCATTGCGTCGGGAAAGAAAACCTATGCGAGACTTCTTTTGATGGGAGCGCCGAGAGTCAATGGAGATCTCGAAGGAGATGAGTGCGGAATCCGGGTTGCATTCCAGGTTGATAGTTTCGCAAGTGGAAACAAAGCACTTACAAAGGTATATGAGATCGATGATGCATCCCACAAAGCGATGGTGAATATGGGATTCCAACGGACCTACGGACCGGAATTACAGAAAAATGCAGATAACAGCATTAAGCGTTTACTGAGCAGATATAACAGGTTGTATTGTGGCGAACTCTAAATATCATAAAATGTCTGTAAATGTCAGCTTAAATAACTCAGTTGTATATGCTAAAATTAAATGGAATAAGTGAACTCATGTATCAGTGTCCAGAAATGGGCGCTATTTTTATGCAAAAATGCAGAAAGGAGATCGGAGTATGGATTTTGGAATCGCGGGAATTGCAGCAATCACAGTGCTCTGCTATTTGGCCGGAGGTTGGTGCAAAGACTTTGAGAAAATCAACGACAAATACATTCCAGAGATCTGCGGAACTGCCGGAGTTATTCTTGGAATTGTCGGGTTATTTGTCATGCCGGACTTTCCAGCACAGG